CGTGGATAGCAGCTTGGACATCATGGCCGGTCTTGCGGTCGGCACCGAAAAGGACTTTGCCGGTTCGATGGCCCGCATGCTGCAGCAGTTGGCGCTCACTCTCGCCAAGGCCGCCCTGATGAAAATGGCGATGGGTATTGCCACTAGCTTCCTCGGAGGCAGTGCGATAGGCAACCTTCTGGGCCTTGCTGGCAGCGTAACGTCAGGCCCCGCTATGAACTTCGGCGCTGGAAGTACCGGACAAGCCGCTGCGGCGGCTCTGCCGGGAGGGTGGTTCCCCGGAAAGGAAAACGCCAAGGGCAACATCTTCCTCGGAGGCTCTGTTGTACAAAGCGCTAAGGGCAACATCTTTATGAACGGTCTATTGGCGGGTAGGGTCGAGCAAGGCGTTCGCCGTCACTCTATCGGCGGTATGGTCAACTCTAACCAATACTTTCCGATGGCAACCGGAAGCGGCGTGGGAAGTATCGGAGAGAAGGGTTCGTCCGAGGTGGTTATGCCGATTGTGCGCGGATCGGGCGGACGTATGGGTGTGCTGGCGGCGGGCCAAGGCCCTAGCGTCAACTACTCCCCGACTTACAACTTCTCTGGAGGCCCCGGCGGGCAGGGCGGGGAACAGCCCGGCTTTACCGCACGAGACATGGAGCGCCTCAAGAAGGAAATGGATCGCGAAACCACGGCTACGGTGGAAGCGGTCATGCAGCGTCACCGGGCACCGGGCGGTATGCTCAATGCCAGTTCTCTCAAGTATGGGCAGGTCGTATGAGTGTAATCCTTACGTTCCCTGCGGGCATTCAGTTGCCCGAGTTTCAGGGCATCCAGAACAAGGTATCTTTCCGAATTCAGGAAACCGAGTTCGGGGACAACTACAGTCAGCGCGCCGTGGACGGTATCAACCCACGGCGCGAGGAATGGGCGCTTACATGGAACATGCTGCCCACGGTCGAAAAGGAAGTCATCGTGGACTTTCTGGACGAGCGTGCGGGGTGGCAGGCGTTCTACTGGACCCCGCCTAGCAAAAGCACTGCACGTATCTTTACGTGCAAGGAGTACAACGAAGCGCCGATCTGGGTCGGTTACTGGAAGCTGACTGCCACCTTCCGCCAACAGTTCGATCTCCCCACCTAATCTGCAAACGGTTGCAAAATGCCCTTAGAGACTGACGAACAAAATCTCGCCGTAGGCCCCATCGTCAATCTGTTTCAGCTTGACGCAACGAACCTTGGCGGGCCTATCGAACACTTCACCAACACCACTGATTTGCAGGGGCCTAACAACGGCCTCGTAAGCTTTGGCGGACAGGTGTACACCCCTATCGATATTCAGGTCGATGGTTTCGAGGTATCGGGGCGCGGACAGTTGCCTACTCCCGTAGTGCGGTTCGCCAACACGCAGCGTACCTTGACGGCGGCGACTACCCAATACAAGGACTTCGTCGGGGCCAAGATCACACGTACCCGCACCCTTGCCAAATACTTGGACGGGTGGCCCGAGGCGGACCCTACGGCGTACTGGCCTCAAGACGTGTATCGGGTGGCCCAGAAATCGGGGCAGAACCGGCTGTTCATCGAATTCAAGCTGGAGGCGTGGACGGACCTAGAGGGCGAGAACCTCCCGGGCCGTAAGATCACCCGGAACTACTGCCGCCGGGTGTATCGAATGTTCGATATCGAGACGCAGAATTTGGTTTACTCCAAAGGGGATTTCGTGGCAGACTGCCCTTATGTAGGAGACAGCTACTACACTATCCTTGGGGCGGTCACCGGGGACAAGTCTAAGGACGTTTGCGGGAAGCAGTATTCGGATTGCAAAAAGCGGTTCGGCAATGAGCCCCTCCCGGGCTATCACTTCCCCGGCGCTGGAAGGATGCGGTAATGTTCGACGTTGCACCCAATTTGCTGGAAGACATGAAGCGGCACGCCCTTGAGCAATTCCCCGAGGAGAGTTGCGGGGTGCTTACCACGGATGACCGTTACATCCCCATCCCCAATGTGGCCGAAAAGCCGCATATCGAATTCCAGATGCCCAAGGAAATATGGAACCCACTGTATCTGTCCAACCAAGTACGCGCGGTGGTGCATAGCCATTCCTCCGGTACGGCGCACCCCAGCAAGAGCGACATGATCAGCCAACGGGACGTGGCCCTGCCCTTCGGCATTATCGTAATGAACAGCAAGACCTCCATCCGGGAGGTTGTTTGGTTTGGGGACCAAGCCCGTGACTACACTCGCCCCTACGAAGGTCGAGTGTTCCGGCACGGCGTGGACGACTGCTACGAACTTGTACGTGAGTGGTACAAGCGCGAGAAGAACGTGGTCCTTCCCTACTTCCCCCGCAATGCCAATTGGTGGAATACAGACGAGGAAGTGCTGCGCGACAACTTCGTGGACATGGGCTTCAAGGAAATCGACTTCCGGCAACTTAAGCCGGGCGACGCCCTCCTCATGCATATCATGTCGCAGAAAATCAATCACTGCGGCGTGTACTCGGGGAACGACATCCTCCTGCACCATTTGTGGGGCTCGGGTAGTCGTGTGCGTTACTCCCGCCGAGACAATATCCACGCATGGCGCAGCAGCATTTCCAAGTGCCTGCGCTACGCCCCGTAATTTCTGCAAACGGTTGCAAACATGATCATTCGCCGCAAAGTCCATTTTCACGGACATCTGGCCGAAGAGCTTGGTCGCTCCACCTTCACGCTGGCCGCGAATAGTCCTACGCATGCTCTGCGTATTGTGGAGGCCAACTTTCCGGGCTCGATCTCGCGCGCCTTTCGCGAAGGGAGCTACAGGATACTTCTCGGGGACATCGCCAACGATAACGCCCTGCATCCTGACATGCTCCACTTCAACTGCCCGCAAGGACAGGACATCCATTTCGTGCCTGTCCCCTTCGGTGAGGGCGGCGGCAAGAAAGGCGGCGTGTTCGGCATTATTCTAGGCGTGCTGATCATCATTGCCGCCGTAGCGGCTGCTATCCCATCGGGCGGACTTTCGCTGGCCGCGCTTGGGGCTAGTATGGGGGCCACCACTCTGCTCGGCGTATCCATGTCGTCTTTCGCGCTGTTCGGCGCGGCCCTTGTGCTAGGCGGCGTAGCGTCGTTGCTTACGCCAACTCCATCGCAAGAGGACGGGCTTATCCCCGACGCGGATGTCACCAGCGACAATTCCGACAAGCGTTCCAGCTTCCTGTTCAACGGGGTTATCAACTCCGAGGAAGAGGGCATGTGTGTGCCCGTGTGCTATGGCTTCTTCCGCTGCGGCAGCATTGTTGTCTCGGGCGGCGTGTTCCATGAGCGCATCGACCCGAACGCCACCGACATCACCTCTCCCGCCGTTGTAGACGTGGAAATCTAATCATGCCCGATGGAATTCTGCCCGCCCGCAACGTGCCCGTCCCTAGTGGCGCGGGCGGTAAGTCTGGTGCCCCCGCCCAACAGCAGCAGCAGGTGTATCGTCCTGTACACACCCCGGACAGTATTCGGTCGAAGGCTATTGCCCGGTTCACCGAAGTTCTGTCGGAAGGCCCGGTAAAGGGGCCGAAGAATGGCGGGCAATCGTTCACCTTCGGGGGCACCCCGCTCCAGAATGGCGATGGCACGTACAACTACAAGGGCGTGTTCACGGATTTCCGCTACGGCTATCCGACACAGGACCCTTTCGCGGGACTGCCCGACGTTGAGACGGAAGTAAGCGTCGATCAGCAGGCGAAGGCATCGTTGAACATTGCTGAAAAAGCGGTGGTCACCAATGGGGGTAGTGGGTACGGTTCTGCGCCCTCCGTAACTTTCCCGAACAACCCCGGTATGGCTGGATACGCCACCATATCGGGAGGCAAGGTAGCCACGGTAGTCCTGACGGGCTTCGGGGCCAATATCGATACTGCTACGGTTCCCGTGACTTTTTCGGGCGGCGGTGGCACAGGGGCAGCGGCCTATTGCACTGTCGGCGGCGGGGTGATCCGCACCCTCGAAAACGATGAACTCGACGCTTTGCGCGTGACCATGCGCGTGGACGCACTGTACCAACAAACCGACAAGGGCGATCTATACGGCAACTCAATTCAATTTCGCTGGCAGATCAAGCCGACCGGCGAAGATTGGCAACTCCCCGATTGGCCGGGGTTGTTTAGCCCCCTCAGTGTAGGCTCGCTGACTACGCCGGTAGCTTCCGGCATAGCCGCCACCGTGGCGACCACCCTCACGAAGACTGACGCATGGGAACTCAAGGTTGAGTACACTCAGGCAGGGCTTGAGGGCACCGGCCCGTGGTACGAGCTAGGCTCCGACAGCGGGCAATTCACCGCTGAAAAGGATCTTACGGGACAAGTTAAGACATCCTACATCGAGCGCACGTTCTTCACCAAGACGCCCGCCTACGGCGAGTCCGCCTACACCTTTAGGATCGTGAAAGGTACCCGGGTTAACGTCGGGTACTACAGCAATGACGGGGTTATCTCGATCAGCGAGAAGAACATGTCCCCGGTCGATCTGCAGTATCGCATCCCCTTGCCCGCAGGTAAGGCTCCGTGGCAGGTGCGTCTGCAGCGCTTCAAGAAGGATCAAACCGATAGCAAGATACAGGACACTTTTAGCTGGCGGTCCTACACCGAGGTCACCGAAGCTCGGATGATGTACTCCGATACCGCCTGTGTGAATTACACGGTGGACTCGCAGTATTTCGGGAACCAGATTTCTACCCGTGGCGTCGATATGTACGGGCGAATTATCTCTGTCCCGAGCAACTACTACCCCACCGACCCCACTGTCCGACATGTTATTGCCAAGAACACCGATTTCAGCACGCAAGTGTCGTCGGGCTTGTACGGTTGGGATAGGAACAGTCTCACGCTGGCATCCCGGGTAGCCGTCGAAGCGAGCCCTACGGGCTACGACAATTTTATGCAGGTCACCACTGCGGGGACCACCAGCATTGTGCAGAGCAACCCGTACACTGGAGGCGAGCGCCAGTGGACAGGTACTCTCATTCTTAACCCAAATAAAGGCACGGCCCTTCTATCTAGGGTGATACGCCTACTTGTAGGCAGCGTCGAGGGCCTCGTCTATGTAAACTGGACGCCGTCCACTAATGCCCTTACCACAAGCACTAGCGGGTCGTGGACTGTAGACGATTACGATGTAACCGCTCTGGGTGACGGGTATTACCGACTGCGCATTACTGGAACATCCTCGACAGACATCACGACTACGCGAGTTTACGCGTACGGACTTAGTGCTGTTCTAGGAGAGACATATTGCTGGGCTGGCCTCACCATGGTGGCGGGGCCAAATCTGCTAACCTTTACGGAGACAGGCGACGTTAACCCCGCTACGTCTAGCGGCCCTGTACTTGGCACAAGGTTCGGGCAGGATCGCTACTACGATGGCCTGTGGGACGGTTCGTTCAAGCAAGAGTGGACCGACAACCCTGCGTGGTGCTTCCACGACATGGTCACGCATCGTCGCTACGGGTGCGGCCGGTACATCAACGTAGACGCGGTGGACGCTGCGGCTCTTTACCAGATCGGCAAATACTGCGACGAATTGGTACCCGATGGTTTCGGGGGCATGGAACCGAGGTTCACGCTCAATGCTCAGATCAAGAATGACGAACAAGCGTACACAGTCCTTAATACGATGGTGTCGGCTTTTCGCGGCATCTTGTTCTGGGCTGCTGGCTTTGTTGGCGTTGCTGCGGATATGCCACGAGCTAAGCAACGCTTGGTATCCCGGTCCAACGTCGTCGGCGGAGACTTCAACTACGTGGGTACTGCCCGCAAGGCACGCCACTCCGTTGCTTCCGTAAAATGGGTTAACCCGGAAGATCGCTGGCAGAACAACTACGAAATCGTGGAAGACCCGGAGCTAGTTTCTCGCTTCGGGTACAATGCTACTAGCGTAGTAGGTTTCGGGGTCACCAGCCGGGGGCTCGCCCGCCGCATCGGCCTGTGGATTTTGGATACCGAAAAGTACGCCAGCGAAATGGTCACATACAAGGCGGGTATGGATCATATCGATGCGGCCCCGGGCGAGATCATCAGCATCGCGGACCCCGCCTATGCAGGCATTCGTCAGGGCGGTCGCCTCAAGGGCGGAGGCACCACCACCGTCGTCACGATGGACGCACCGTACACGTTTAGCGCAGACGAAGACTACAGCGCGACGGTGCAAATTCCGTCTTGGGGTAAGGTAACGTCCACCGCCAATGTCGCCAACATTACGGGAACCGGTACCAAGTTCACGTACAACGTCCAAGTCGGTGACATGTTCATGTTCAAGGACGTGCCGCAGCAATTCAATGTCAAGGCAATTCCCGGAAACACGACGTTGACGCTGGACCCTGCGCCTACCGTCAGCTACTCCAAGCGTGAATGGTCGGTATGGCGTAGCGGGTCGCTGGTCGTGCATTCTGAAATGACCGTCGTGGACATGGACCTCGTTAACCCGGCTTCCGGGGTGGCTGAAACGGTCGAGACGGATTTGCTAACGTTTGCAAATCCTTTGCCGTTCGCCCCGCAGTCGGAGGCGATGTTCAACCTGCTGTCCAGCAACGTGGAGCCCCGCCAGTTCCGTATCTTGGTCAATAAGGAATTGGATAATCTCCAGTTCGAAATCACTGCCATCGAGCATGACCCGACCAAGTACGACCGGATCGAGAACAACGTCATCGTAACGCCGATCAAGAAACAGATCGATGTAACGACGCCGCTTGCGGCTATCGCGACGATGACGGCCGTCGAACAACTCTACAAAGCAAGTGGGGTGACCAAGAGCCGTATTACCATTAGCTGGAGCGGCGACACCGATGCCCGGGTGACCCACTACAAGCTGCAGGTACGGTTCAACGGGGCCGAGTGGCAAGACCTAGCGGTTACCCCGGGCACGTCCTTCACCATGGACAACACCGGTGTTGGAGAATACATCTTCGGGGTCAAGAAATACGGCACGTTCGTGCCAGCAACGGAATGGAAATACGTTGTCGTCAGCGCACTCGGCAAGTCGGCACCTCCGGGAGACGTGGTTAACTTGGTCGCAGCCCGCACGGTAAACGGCGTGCAGTTGTCGTGGGACAAGGTGGTCGATATCGATGTCGTCGGCTACGAAATCCGTGAAGGCGCTTCGTGGGATAGCTACACGAAGGTAATTACCGAAGACCTTCGCGGAACCTCCTTCTATATCCAGATTGACGACAAGTTCGACCATACGTTCCACGTCAAGGCTATTGACGAGGTTCCGCAGTACAGCGTCAGCCCGGCCACCATCGTTACGTCGGTAAGTGTCCCTGACGACGTGGCGGGATTTACGGCGACCCCGGATGACGACCGTATCCAATTCCAATGGAGCAAGGTATCCGGGGAGAACGTGCGCTACGAAATCCGGGAAGGCGCTAGCTTCGGCTCGGGCGTACCTGTGGGCGTGTTCGGTGGCACCACGGCTAACGTCCTTTACCCTAACGCGGGAAGTCGAGCCTTCTGG